TTCCATGCCATTACATGAAGGGGAAGCGCACACGCAGCAAATCCCAGAATGAAAAATCAAAAAGAAATCGACGCGATCCTGGACCAGATAAGGGCCGAAAGGGCCAAGGTTGTAAAGATGTTTTATGAGGGGGAAATTTCAAAAAAGGCGGCCAGCCTGGCAATTTCTAGGATTGATATTATTTTAACAATTGCTAGTGTTGCCCGGAATTTATGCGAAATATTTAAAGGCGGTCCAAAAAATGACGAGAATCCACCTATCAGAACGCCAGGCCCGGGTCCTGGGATTGACAAAACCATATAAAAAAACAGCGCCCGGGAACGTCGATAAATACTACAGGAAAAAATGCCATATCTGCAAAAAGGTTATCTTGAAAAATCAGTCCCATGCTTCAATCCCTATTCGAAATAAATACGGAGTTGTAATTAAGATAAAAGACGTGCATCATAATTGCAGGGTAAAAGAGGGAAAATGACAATTTTATCAATCTTCCTTTTGGCTGCTGGAATTCTTGGGATCCTGGCCAATAATTGGGCGGGCCGGATCCTGGAGCCGGTGGACAAAATCACTATAAAAATCAAAAGGAGGTCTTAATGAAAAGACTGTCTAAAATTTTCTTGCTTCTCTTCGCCATGACGCTTTTTTTGGCGCCTGTGGCGCTCCTGGCCCAGGATGAGCCGGCCGGTCCGATCGAGATTGACCTTGCATGGGTCGTCGTGATCCTGGCAACGGGGCTTTTTGGGATCCCTGTATCTTCATTGATCCAGCTGGTGAAAGGCTGGCTGAATTGGGACGGGGGAAAGGTGAAGATCCTGGCCTTTCTTATTTCAGCTGCGGCCACCGCCGTTTTTTTAGTGCCCTTGGGGCTTTTTTCCGTTCCGGTGTTCGCCGGTTGCACTATCCTGGTCTGGGGTGAGGCCGTGGGATTCTTTAAGGTCACAAAGAAAAACGAATGAGGCCGCAAGGCCGCAAGTAGAACGGAAGGGGGAGGAGTTTTTGAAACGGACTTCTCCCCCCGATGTTATAGGGAGGAGATAATAATTTGAAACAAAGAAGAATCGATCGGGAAATCAGAAAACTCAAAAGAAAGATAAAAAGAGAAGCGAAAAAGAGAGGAGGGGAAATTTTGACGGGAAAAGAGCTTCAATGGAAAGAGAGGAGAGAACAATGATAGAAGTCAATTTTGTTTTTTGGGCGGTCATAATGGGCGGAGTTGCCGGCTGCTCATTTACAATTGGGTTTATTTTTGGGAGAGCTAGAAGCAAGAACAAACGGGGGTAAGATGAAAATAGAAAAATTGAAGACCATATCGATCGCAATCCCTTCACAGTGGGAAGCGGAGCTTGAAGACGGCCAGAAAATTGATTTTCACTACCGGCATGGATATTTGACTATTAAAAGAGCCGGCCTGGAAATATATGAAAAGCGGCTGGGCCGCAAATTTCACTCGATTTTGAGCCTTGATAGACTAATCCAGATAACGCGCCATTTATTTGATTGGGGCAAAATCGAAGAGTGGTTCAAAGATTGAAAGGCCCAATTGAAGGGCCATACACGACGACATTACAAACAGCCCGCAGGGGCAAAAACAAAAAATGTTATAATCCAATATGAGCCCGGACCGGGCTTGAAATCCTTCCGTTGTCGATATCCCAGATGTAAAAAACGATTTTGGACCGATGATAATACTTGCCGATATGATACGACAGGCTGCAGGATAAAACATCTAAAAGAAGTCTCCAGCTGCTTTGATTATGAGGCCTGGATTGACAGGGGGGGCGGGGTCCGGCTCCCGGGATCCACGCGCCGGCATAAAACTGGAGACAATCTTGACTAGGTTAATTTCAGATGATAATGATAAATTATCATGGTCCTTTCCGATGATCAAATCACCCGCCTAAGAGAAAAAGCCACAAATTATTTAAAATCCTGGATTAAAACGCCGTATCAATACGCTGGAAATGACTTTGCTGGGATGGATTGCAGCGGGATCCAGCATGAGGTCCTCCAGGCCTGGGGGCTCGAGCGCCGGGGCTTTGATTCAACAGCTGAAGAGCTTTACCAGGCAAATAAAAAATTTACAGTTGAAGATCCGGAAGATCCAGAAATGGGCTGCCTGGTGTTTTGGTTTAAAGGGGGGAAGGCTGAACACGTTGAAATGATCACGGATTTTGTGGGCCCGCTGATTTTTACCACAGGGGCCAGCGGCGGCGGATCCAAAACCGGATTCAAAAAAGACGAGGCGGAGGCCAGGAAAGATGCAATCCGGGACAATGCCTATATCAAGATAAATCCAATCACCTATCGAGATCCCCAGACATACAAAATTTGCGATCCTTTCCAAATATTTAAACAGGGGGAATGATGAAAGACTTTTTTAAGGTCCTGGCGCTGCTTCTCCCGCTGATCACAGAGGTATTATCTTCAACCCAGGCTGGAGCCGATACGGCCCGAGCCAGGCGAATCATGCGAATATTGGAAGACGCGGACAGCTCAAAACTGGACCGGATAAACAGGATCCTGGGGCTGGACATTTCAGGCGCAGAAATATTGGGATATAACCAGGAAGGCGAGGCCGTGGTAAACAAGGCTTTTATTCTGAATTATGCCAGCATGCAGAAAGAGCTGAAGCGGAAATGACAGAACGCCAAAAGGGGGCACAAATGACGGAAGCGGAAAAGGCATTTGAAGCCGGCCAATTCCAGGGTCGGGTCGAGGAGGGCTTAAAAAATATTAAAGACGATATATTGGAATTGAAATCCACCTATACGACAGGACAAGAAAGAGTATGGAAAGAGTTGAAGGCGCTGCGGCAGAAAGTCGATCATAACCGGCTTAAAATCGCCGGAATAGTAGCGAGCGTTTCCTTGATTGTTACTTGCCTGTCATTTTTAATCCATGAATTATTAAAAAAATGAATGAATTATCAGCGGCCATTTTAGAGGAAAAAGAGGTCACGGATCTGGAGCCCAGAAAGGCGCCGGAATCGGAGCTCAATATTTCAGAAACAAAAATCACGACGACAAAAGCGCGGATTCTCCGGATGATGAACACAGGGCCCGCTGCTTGCATTGCCTTTTCAGGCGGCGGCGATTCACGGGTCCTTTTGGACTTGTGTAAAGATATGGAACCAAAGCCGGCCGTCGTATGGGTCGACAGTCAAATGGAATATCCGGAAACAAGGCCCTATATTGAAAAAACGGTCCAGGATCTGGGCTTTAGGCTGCAAATCGGCCGAGCGGAGGAAAGCCCGTTTGTACGTTGGAAGAAAACGGGCTGGCCTATGCTGGGAAAGCTTGCGGCCCGGCTTTGGATGCAAAAAAATAGGCATGCCGGCTTTAAAATCAATGTTTCGGAGTGCTGCAGACATATAAAGATAATCCCGGGAAGAGCTGCAACCCGGGCTCTGGGCTGTGGGATCCAATTGACCGGCCAGCGGGGCTTTTCAGATGATGATCTAAGGGGATATCGCGCCCGCGCGGATCGGGATATGTTTTACCATAAAAACGATAAAATCTGGATCGCAAATCCTTTAGACGGCTGGACCGACGGCGAAATAAAGGCCTACACGAAACAAGAACAGATCCAGGAACACCCAGCCAAAAAAAGAGGCGCTACGGCTATTGGCTGTATTTATTGCGGAGGTGGATCCCAATTTACAAACTCAGAATATAGAAAATTGAGATCCCTATGGCCAGAGGCCTGGTATAAGTTTATGGTTGAATGGCATGCCGGACTCATAATCCTGGCCTTAAAGTATAAAACCACCTTTGTGGAAATAATTGAAGCGGTCCGCATTGCCGGCGGGCTCCCTTTCCTGGCCGAGACAAGGCCATGGGTTTTTGATTTTACACGAAAAAAGCCGCTTCCGGGGCATGCGAAATGAAGAAAGTTGAATTGACCGTACCCATTTCCATGGTTGAGGTCTGGGAAAAGAACCTTAAAACCCGGGCCACTTCAAAGGCCGGATATAACCGCACGAAAAAACAAATTGAAAAGTTGGGATTTTACGGCCGGCTGCTATGCTTCGAGCAGGGCGGGCGGTATTATGTCATGGGGGGCCGGACCAGGTACTTTATTTTGAAGGAACGCGGGGATGAAGAGATCTTGATTGAAGTGGTAAAGCCAAAATCAGAAGCCGAAAAAATGGAATATTGCCTTTCTCATAACGATCACTCCGGATCCTGGCTTGAAATGGAATTGCTGGAGGAAACCTATCAATTCAAAGATCAGATCCAGTTTGAAAATTACGGGGTCGACTTGAGCCAGCCGGTCGACATGAATAAGCTGATCCGGGGAGTCGGTCCGGATCCAAACGAGAAAAAGCCCCAGGATCCAAAAGAAGAAGAGAAAACGACTTGCCCGAGCTGCGGCCATCAGTGGTAAAAAATGGGAAGACGCACAAAATATAAAGATACCTTCCCCATCCTGGCTGAAAAGTATGCACTCGAGGGGATGATAGATGAAGAAATCGCCAAAAAGCTGGGCATTTCAATTGGGACTTTTTACGAATATAGAAATAAATATCCGGAGTTTTCGGAGTCCATAGACAAGGGTAAAATTCCCACAGATGATAAAGTGGAGGACGCGCTGCTGAAAAGATGCCTTGGGTTTGAATACGAGGAAACACAGGTTGAATATATCCCAGGAAAAGCAGAAGCCGAGGGGGAAGAGCCCGGGCCGGCCATTCCAGTCAATATAAAAAGAACAAAAAAAACGGTCCTCGGATCTGTCCGAGCGGAGGAGTTTTGGCTGCAGAATAGGCGGCCTGAGAAATGGCGGAATCTTAAAGATGTGAAAATATCGGGAACAATAGGCCTTTCAATGTCTGAGCTGAAAAAGAGCATAAAAGATTTTGAGGATAAAAGCGAGCCAGAGGACCAATGCGAACCGGAGGAATAGAACAGCTGCAGAAAGAGGCCCGGGCTTTTTTACTGAGATCCTATCGGCAGGATCCGGTATTTTTTGCAGAACACGCACTCGGACACATGACTTGGGGAAAGCAGCGGGAAATATTGCGATCCGTGCGCGATAATGAAAAAACGGCTGTCCGGGCATGTCATGGTAGCTCGAAGACCTACACGGCCGCCCAATCCACTGTTTGGTTTTTGAATAACTTCGAAGATTCAAAGGTGATCACTACAGCGCCAACAAATCATCAGGTCGAGCATTTACTTTGGGCCGAAATCAACAAAATTTATACCAGCAGCCGCATTGAATTGGAAGGCACTTGTCTGGTGAAGCGGATCCGGACGGATCAGCCAGACCATTTCGCCATAGGCTTTTCTACAGACAAGCCGGCCAGGGCCGAGGGCTGGCATGCGCCGGCGATCCTTTTTATCTTCGATGAGGCCAAGGGGCTGCCACAGTGGCTTTGGGATTCGATCCAGGGCCTAATGACCGGCGGCCGCTGTCGCTGGCTGGTGATATCGACAACAGACGGCGTTCAAGTAGGAGAAAATTTTTATCGGATATTCGAAAAAGGACAAAGTGACTGGAATAGGATCCATATTTCAGCCGATGAGTCCCCGTATTGCACAGGGGAAAATTTCAAATATATTGACATGCCAAATGTTTTGCGCCCGGATCAATTCACGCGGAAAGAACTGGATCCCAAGGAAGTCGTGATCCAAATTGCCGGCCCTAAATATATAGACACATGCATGAAAGCCTGGGGCCAGGATTCAGTCCTATATTTGACAAAGGTAAAAGGGGAAATTGCTGATCAGGGATCAGACACTATTATCAAATTAAGCCAGGTCCACAGGATGATCGAAAATTGGAATGATAAAAAATTCGATGATGCGGGCCAAAAAGAGGCGGGGGTCGACGTTGCCCGGGGCGGCACAGATGATACAATTTTCTGGAAAAGGAAGGGGCTGAAGATCCAGGGCTGGAAAACGATCACTTCAAAGCAGCTGCCACCGGAGGAAAAACTTGAACACATAGCTGATGAGCTGGAGCAATTCGTCGAATTCGATAAAAAGATGAGCATAAAAATTGATGATACTGGAGTCGGAGGCGGCCTGACTGACATAATGCAGCGCCGCGGTTATAAAATAGTGCCCGTCAATTTCCAGGAGACAGCCATAGAAAAAGATAAATATCCCAATGCCATATCTGAAATGTGGTTTGAAACGGCCAAGATGATCCAGGATATCGCATGCCCAGAAATTGAAAGGCTGAAAAAAGAGCTGGTGAACAGGAAATGCTTGCAGCTGGACAATCGCGGCCGGCGAGTCGTGGAATCCAAGGACAAATACAAGGCCCGGGGTTTTCCTTCCCCGGATATGGCAGACGGTTTTCTATTATGTTTTTACAAAAAAAAGGCCAAGCGCGGGCCAAATATCCATTGAGGTTAAAATGATAAAATACAAAACCTACAAAATCCCACTTTCCCCACTTGTAAAAGCACGAAATTTTTTCCGCAGCTTTGGGATAAAAAGCAATCCGTTGGCCCAGAGGATGATGATTTTGACCGGCGGAGCTCCCCTGTGGACTAAGAAGGATCTGGCCCTATTGACCCGGGCCGGATACATGAATTGTTCCACAGTCTATGCTTGTGTAAACGAACGCGCCGGCGGGGCTGCTGGAATCCCCTGGAAATTATACCGGCGGGGCCAAGGGGAGAACACTAAAAAAGTAGAAATTGACGAACATCCAGCGCTGGCCAGATTGCGCCGGCCAAATCCCCAGGAAGGGGGGCCCACTTTTATCAAAAAATTGCTGGCCTTTTATCACATTACAGGGAACAGTTACAACTTGAAAATTGGCCCAAATGAGGGGCCACCCCTGGAGCTATATTCAGCCCGCCCGGATCGCATGACCGTATTACCAGGAAATCAATTCAATCCGATCGGCGGGTATAGATATACAATCAACGGGATCCCCAGGAAGCCCGATTTTAAACCGGAGGAGGTCCTACATTTAAAGACATTTCATCCCCTTGACGATTGGTATGGGCTAAGTCCAATTGAAGTGGCAGCCAAGGAAATTGATATTAATTCAATGGCCCGGGATTGGAACATGAAATTATTACAGAATGATTGCCGGCCGCCCGGGGGAATCATCATTGAAGGAGAAATGGGGGACGAAGAGCAGGAGGCATTAATAGAGCGCTTTGAGAGCCGCCTGGCCGGGTATGAGAACGCCGGCCGGCCGCCGATCCTGGAAGGGGGGGTCCGCTGGGAGCCATGGGCGATAAGTCCTAAAGACATGGATTGGCTGCAAGCTGATAATATGAACAGCCGGAAAATCTGCTCAATTTACAATGTAGCACCGGAAATCATAGGCGACGCTCAAAATAAGACATATAGCAATTATAAAGAGGCCAGAAAGGCGCTTTACGTTGAAGCCATTTTGCCAGATCTGGATATGCTGGCCGGCGAATTCAACAACTGGCTTGCTCCAGCCTGGGGTGATGATCGGCTCTATTTTGAGTATGATAAAAACTCGATTGACGCCATAAAAGAAGAAATGACCGCTGTTTATGAGCGGCAATCAAAGGCCCACTGGAGGACGATCAACGAAAAGCGGGCCGCATGCGGTGATGATGATATCGGAAAAGATGGCGACGTGATCTTGATCCCTTCAAATTTAATGCCGCTGGCCGATCTATCCGGAGGCAGAGAGGAAGAATAAATGGAAGCCGCCAAAGATCTTGTTTTTAGATGGACGGCTGGGGAAGTCTGTTTTGACTGTCCCTGTGGGGCCTGGGAGATTATTCTATCAGCTGCAGGGGACGAAAAGACTTGTGATTGCGGGAAAAAATACCGGTTAATTCATTATGTGGCAGAAGTGAAGGAATAAATGGCCATTTTAACAGATATCAGGGACGCTCAGAAATTCCGGCGATATGTGAAGATAAAAGAGCCGCTTATATCAGTCCCCGCGCTGGCATTATGGAAGGATCAGGGGCGGATCATAACTCCGGAGACGGCCGAGGCCGCAATCAGGGCGGGATCCGTACCCGACAGCTGGGCCCAGGAATGGGATCGATCCTTTAGGGT